GCCAAATTCTTTTGGAAAGGGCCAAGTAGCAAGTTTCGCCCTGTTCTGCGCCTCGTCTCCACCTATCTCGTCAGGGATTACCGCCCAATGCGGGTGCCCGAGTCGTGGCTCGACCCACTTATAAAATGCATTAATGTCAAATGTAGTACCTTGGGTAAATGCAGTAAACGCGCCGTTATCCCACATGACAGACTGCCCGATATCAAGACAGACCTCGGCGTCACGAGGGTCAGCAAACGACACGCAGAAGTGCTTCCCCGCCATGCGGAGAAGCACCTCTCTTGGTGTTAGTGGTGTGCCGTGGTAGTGGATCACGGCTTGTACTTGCTCATGCCGATTTCTGAGATGATGCGTACACCAGAGTGCTCGCCCTCTACCTTCAAGTAACCTATTGTTCCGTCACTCCACTTTTTCCAGAACCGACTGGTGAAATCCTCTTGGAACATTGGGATCTGAACTTGCTCCTCAACCCACTCCATCAGAAGCTCTACCTGAACAAAACCCTCAGTTATCCAAGTCACATCATATTTGATGATTTGCCCGTCAATCGGACAAGGAACCCCGTCGATAGAAAACTTGTATGTGTTCTGGTCAATCATTTTTAACTCCCAGCCTGTACCATACAATTCCGGCGCCGATCATCTTGCTGGCAACCATTACGAAGAATCCATACCAGCTAAAGAACCCGAGCATCAGCATGAACACGGCGGAGTCCACCGGCGTACCGATGGCCGACGAGTACAAGATCCGATCTCGTATCGGCTTTTTAGTAAAGCTGTAAACTGCCCAGTCCACCATCTCACTAATCGCAAAGGCCACCACGCTAGCGACGGCAACAAAGGGATCAGCTAGCAAGTAACTAAGCACGGCTCCGATCACCATGGCACCCAACACGCGATGTCCTACGTCCCGCTGCGCCATGTCCCGCCATACAAAAATGAATCCGACAAGCAGACTCATGGGCGCAAACATCTCTCCGCCTGGTAGCGGAATCATGGGTATGTATGTGAACCCAAAGTTCGCGATTACGATGCCCCCGATATAAAGCATCACTGATTTGTTCTTCAATGTATCGACCCAGCCCATCCTGTGTCCTCCTCTTTGGTTGTTTCGGGTTGCTTCCCGTTTCCGATGTGAATGCCACAGCAACGGCACTTATGCCCTGTTAGCATCACCTCCAATGTGTCCGACGAGCAACGTGGACACAATCCTGCCTCTAACCGCTTTTGTATGATGTCATCGTCATCTACGATCACGTTTCGTCTCCGTCCTGACGCACACCGCTTCCTGATTCATTGGCATGTTGTCCCAAAGAATTTGGTAAGCCGAAAGGTGGCAATCCTCTATTGTTGGGAACGCCGACAGAATCTGTGTCTCGACCCTGTCGGTTTCTGTGGCGATCACCAGAACGAGGAGCCAGATCATTCCGCCGCCGAGTCTGACTCAAGAATTGATTTCTTTGCCGTAAGCGAAATGACATTGTCTCTTCCTAACCCCCGAATAAATGTTTCAGCTACGTCTGGTGTCAAACCTGTCAGCTTTCCAAAACGATCTACGGCTTGATCCAATGTCAAGCCACCCTTCTTGTAATCAAGTAAAACATTCATGCTGCCTGCGATTTTGGTGTCAGTTTTAGCCATTCTCTGGCCTCCTCTCCTAATACTTGTGCGCCTATATCAATCTTATCACGCAACGCTTTGATGATCTTTTCATCAATCGTGCCATCCGCAATCAGATCAATGTAGGTCACAGGATTTTTCTGACCTATGCGATGGCAACGATCTTCCGACTGTGATCGAGTCTCAAGATTAAAGTCGTTGGCATAGTAGATCACCGTATTGGCTTCGGTCAGGGTTAGACCAAACCCAGCCGTGGCAGGGTTCGCCACAAAGAATCGGGCGTTACCATTCTGGAACTTTTCAATGGCAATTTCCCGATCTTGTTCTGATGTGTCGCCATAGTATGAGACCACCGAATCCTTGCCGTAGACTTTAGCAAGCTCATTGCGGATCTGAACAATGTCATAACGAAAGCGCGACCAGATGATGATGTTGCCTGACGCCTCTTCAATGCAATCCATCATCGCAGACAGGCGGTGAGTTGGGAACTCCAGCATATCGCCCTCATCCGTTTTGACATGGCCCGACAGCACCTGTTGTAGGCGCAGCATTTGCGTGATCATTTGCGGTGTGCTGACGAGCTTGTCGCCATCTAACAGCGTAATGGCAAATTCTTGCAGTTCCTTGTACATGCGGACTTGTTCCGTGGTCAGGGTGACATGACGCACGGTGTATGTTTTGTCCGGCAGATCCAGACAGTCCTTCTTCAAAACCCGATAAGTAAACGGAGCAATCTTGTCTGTTAACTCTTCTAAGTTCTTGTAGCCAAGGATTTGTTGAAAGCTATGTGCGCCCATGGTGCGCTTTTGCAGGACAGCAAAATGTCCTTGGAACGCATAGTAGGAGTCGTACCCCAAGATGCTGGGGTCAAGAAACTGGAACTGTGAATACAGATCCATGGGTGACTTTGTGACAGGCGACCCTGTCAACAGTCTTCTGTACTTGAACTTCTCCGCAATCTTGAGTAAGGACTTGGTGCGCTTGGCCTTATGGTTCTTGATGGTTGTCGATTCATCAATGGCTATAAGGCCAAAGCGCCCGAACTTCTCAGCCATCCACTCCCCCGCCTTCTTGCCTTTGGCTGACGAAAACGCTTCTACATTCATGACGAATATCTTTACGCCAAGATCGCGGTTGTTGAAGAACGCCCGAACCTCATCCTTGTATGTCTTGGTTTGATTTGCCTGCCAGTGGCACACGGTGTGCGCGATTTCATCTGAGAAATGCTCTGGAATCTCTTTGTTGATCCAGTTGCGGTACACGCCCTTGGGTGCAATGATCAAAGCGAACTCAACTCGATCCAATGGGTTGATTGCCTGCGAACCAAGGTAGGCAATGGTATCAATCAAAACCTTTGATTTGCCCGTGCCCATCTCCATGAAGAACCCGAAGGACTCTTTGTCAACGCTACGATCCAATGCCTCAACCTGGTGTGCATATGGTTTTGTTTTGAATTTGTAGTTGACTTGCATCCATGTCCTCCCATATGGTCTAAACATAGGCTGTCGGTAAGGTTCCGTCAAGCCGTCAAACCTGAAGAGGATGTACTTGCTATGCAGCAGAAAGAAACGATCTTTGATGAAGAGATGTTCGCTGATGCCGATACGTTGGAAGGCGTTGAAGCGGAAAGCGGCAAACAACTATCTGGTTTGGTGCGCCAGTTTAATGCGGTTCAACAGCAGATTGACGACGCTGAACAGCATCTCAAAGCACTAAAAGAAGAAAAACAGAGGATAGCGTTTGAACAAATCCCCATGCTCATGGATGAGATGGCGATTGAGCGCATTGATGTTGACGGTGCAACTGTCAAGCTCAAGTCGTTTGTGTCTGCGTCTATCCCTGCTGACCGGAAGCAGGAGGCTTTCAACTGGCTCCGAGAACATGGTCACGAGGGAATCATCAAGAATGAAATCGTTGTGTCTTTTGGCAAAGGTGAAGACAACGCCGCAGGCGATGTCATGTACCAGCTTGAAGAGAAGGGTTTCCACCCTGAACAGAAGACGCACATCCATTCGATGACCTTGAAGGGTTTCATTCGGGAACAAGTTGAGAAGGGTAACAACATCGACTTGGACTTGTTTGGAGCATTTGTTGGAAGAACTGCCGAAGTGAAGAGGAACTCAAAATGAGTACAAAACTTGCGAAGAAAGAAGAGGCTGGCGTACCAGCTGAACTGATGGACGACATCTTGGAGACTGCCGGTGAGGGCACGAGCTACGAGGCAGACGAACTACAGATTCCGTTTGTTCGTGTAGCGCAGGGCACTTCCCCGCAACTCAAGAAGAGCGACATGAAATACATCCCTGACCTACGACAAGGGGATGTGTTCAACACTGTGTCGGGCCAGATCTGGGACGGCGAGGAAGGCATCACCGTTATTCCTTGCTATCAAGTCACCACCTACCCAGAGTTCACGCCAGGTGAACAGGGCGGCGGCTTCATAGGTCTACGGTCTCCTAGTGATCCAGACCTGTCGCAAACGACTAGGCAAGGGGCCAAGGAGTTTCTGCCAAACGGCAATGAGGTCATCAAGAGCGATCAGCATTTCTGTCTGATCCTAGGCGACAACGGCATGTATGAGCCAGCCATCGTGGACTTCAAGTCTACGGGGTTGAAGGTCAGTCGCCGCTGGAAGACCCAGATTGCTATGCAGAAAATCAAAGACGGCAAGGGTGTCATGAGAACACCGGCTCTGTTCGCCACCATGTGGAAGCTCACGGTGGTTGAGGAGTCTAAGACCGTCGAGGGTGAGATGCGTACTTGGTACAACTGGGCCGTCGAAAAGGTCGGCTTAGTGCAGGACAAGAGCTTGTTTATGGAAGCCAAGGCATTCCGCGAATCGGTTATGAAGGGTGAGGCAAAAGCCCAGCAGGAAGAGGCACCAGTCAGTGACTCTGCTCCTGCGGCGCAAATGCCAACGGACGAAGATATCCCCTTCTAATCGTTGGGGCGGCAGGTAGCACGGCCTGTCGCCCCTTTTTCGCGGAGTAAGTGATGACATTAGTTGACCGGTTCGCTGCGGCCTTTGAAGGCTCAAGCGTTGCACATGGTCAAACAACAGTAGGTGACGTTAGGAAGAACGGGAAGACAGAGGCAAAGAGTTTCATCGTCCGAGAGCCGTTGACCAAGCATTTGATCGACAGCCATTTGCAGGGCGAACATGGGGTTGGTGCGATTCCGATCAATAGTCAGAACATGTGCAAGTTTGGTGCACTAGACATTGATACATATCCGGTTGACCACCTAGCCATCTTGAAGAAGTGCCGCCGTTTTAAGCTACCACTTGTTGTTTGCCGTTCTAAATCAGGCGGGGCACATCTGTTCTTGTTCATGCAAGATTGGATCAGTGCAACAGATATGCGTGACCATCTGATGGAGTTCGCTGCCGTACTCGGTTACGGCGGCTGTGAGGTGTTTCCAAAACAAAACAAGATTCTTGCCGAGCGTGGTGATGTCGGCAACTTCATTAATCTGCCGTACTTCGCGGCAGATAACACATTACGTTATGCGATAAATCAGAAGGGGGATGAGTTATCACTGGAGTCGTTCCTTAAAGAGGTTGAGCGTAAGAAGGTCACGTTAGAGGATCTTCGTAAGTTAGATTTTTCGACGGATGATGATGAGCTTCGCGAAATGCCACCGTGTTTGCGAATCATGTTTGCAACTTCCGTGCCAGATGGCACTAGAAACAAAGTCATGTTTCATGCGGCGGTGGCCGCGAAAATGATGAATCCAGATTCGTGGGAACGTACCCTTGAATCGTGGAACCAGAAGTATTGCAAACCATCATTGCCTGCCAGTGAGATCGTCACGATCCAGAATCAGCATAAGAAGAAGGACTACGGGTATCTCTGCAAGGACGAACCCATGGGTAGTCATTGTGATAAGACGGCCTGCCGGCAAGCCAAGTATGGCATAGGCAAGAACGGCTCGATGCCCGGTATCACTGGACTCACGATACAAAGATCGGAGCCGCGCCTGTACTTTCTGGATGTTGATGGCAAGCGGCTGGAGTTATCCACCGAACAGTTACAAATGCCTTTGCAGTTCCAACGTGCATGCATGGAGCAGCTGGATGTTATGCCGCCGATCATGAAAGCGCACGATTGGCAGGAGTATGTAAATCGGATGCTTGAGACGGCTACTCACATTGAGGTGCCCAAAGAACTGACGATCAAAGGTCAGTTTGAAGAACTGGTCGAGGTTTACTGTACCGGCAGGATTCGGGCGCGGTCACCGCAAGAGATGACGATTGGCAAGCCGTGGACAGAGAATGACATGACGATGTTCACGATCAAGGGACTGATGGAGTTTCTACGCAATCGCGGATTCCGCGAACTGAAGCGTCCACAAATCCAGCAGCGACTCAAGGACATGAACGGTGGGCATGATTGCAACACCACATACAAGTTTAAAGACGAAGATACCGGTCAATGGAAGAATCTTCGCGTCTGGTTTGTACCAGAGTTTGACAACACCGAAATCGACCTACCAACAGAGGAGATAGAAAATGACATACCCTTCTGATGAACGGTATCTCAAAGTGGGCGATGTAGTCGAATGGCTTGGTGTGGCGCGTTCAACGATCTACCGGTGGGTAGACGAGGGACACTTCCCCAAACCAGTTGTGCTTGGCCCTGAGAACGAGAAGAACAGTACAACTCGCTGGCTACGGACAGAGGTAGAGCATTGGCTTGAGTCTCGTCCACGCGACAGAGAAGACGGATGACTGAAGAGACACTCATCTTCGGGCCACCAGGGTGCGGTAAGACACACACGATGATTGAGATCGTGCGTCAGGAACTTGCCAACGGTACGCCCCCTGACCGCATCGGATTCGTGTCTTTCTCTCGCAAGTCTATCCAAGAAGCGAGAGAGCGAGTAAGCACCGCACTACAGCTTACAGAGAAGGATGTGCCGTGGTTCAAGACGCTACATTCAATCGGCTTCAACTGGTTGGGCATGGACAAGTCCGAGACGATACAATCGCCTGACTTTCACAAGCTGGGTGACATCTTAGGTATGCCCTTTGACCGCAGCACTGCACAGGTCATGGAGGAGGGACTGGTGCCGTTGTCCATGAAAGAGGGCAACCGGTATCTGGAGCTTATCAACCGTGCCAAGATGCGCTGTGTGAGTCTTGAGCATGAGTACAATGATCGAGCTGACTATGACTTGCACTGGAGCATGGTCAAGCGCGTGGATCAGGTCTACGCAAAGTACAAGTCAGACATGGGCAAGTATGACTTCGTGGACATGGTGGATCTGTTCGTTCAGCAAGGCACCGGCCCTGCCTTGGAGATTCTGATCGTTGATGAGGCGCAGGATCTGACACCGCTACAGTGGAAGCAAGTTGCCATACTCAAGGAGAGGGCGGCAAAGGTCTGGTACGCCGGAGATGATGACCAGTGCATCCACCGCTGGAACGGTGTGGATCTGCACAGTTTCATGAACGCTTGTGACAACAAGGTTATCTTGAACAAAAGCTACCGTGTGCCGAGGGAAGTGTTTGGTCTGGCAAACGAATTGGTTAACCGTATTCATGTCAGGCAAGAGAAGGACTGGAGTCCGCGTGACGCCGAGGGTTCCGTCAACTTTCACATGAATTGGTACGATGTGAATATTGATGAAGGTTCGTGGACAATCATGGCGCGAACCAACAAATCCTTGAACCATATTCACCAAACTTTACGAGACGACGGTTATTTGTTTGAGCGGTTTGGTAATTCCATGATCTCGCTTGCACTGCTTGAGGCTATGAACATCTGGGAGCGGTTAGCCAAGGGCGAGACCGCTAGTGTCGGTGAGATCAAGAAGCTCTACGGCTACATGCCAAAGCAAGGCGACAAGGCGCTGTTGAAGCGTGCAGCGACTAAGACCTTTGACGCGGTGGACCCGCAAGGCTCCCACAACTACGACAATCTGGTGGCAGAGCATGGGTTGTTAGCGCCTCGAGAGATGCGGCCAGAAGTCGTGGTCAACATGTCTCGCGAAGATCGCCGGTACATGGCGGCTGTGCGACGTAGGGGCGAGGATCTAACTAAGCCGAGGATCAGCTTGTCCACTATCCACCGCATGAAGGGCGGTGAGGATGACAACGTCCTGTTGTTGACGGACTCGTCATATCCTGCGGTCAACGCACCAGATCAGGACGATGAGCACCGCGTGTTTTACACCGCCGTTACTAGGGCAAGGGAGAATCTGCATGTCGTGGATTCGCGATCACAATATAGGTACACGATATAAGGAGACCGGATCATGAGAAATGACGACTACTCTAAGCCTAAAGAGCTTAGTCACGAGGTAACTTGTTACAACTGTCAGAAACCCGCACAGAGGCAGAAGAAAACCTTTTATGGGTCAAAGCCTGGTGAGCGGTATATTGGCAACCTTGAGATCTACCGTGAGGTGCCCAAGCGTAGAGAGGATGGCAAGATCTTCTACGAAACTACTTGTTACACGGGCAAATATGTCATGAAGTTTGGCAACTTTTGTTCTGTAAAGTGCGGTCTAATTTGGGCAAACCATCAGATCGAAGAGCGTCGAGAACGGCGCCGGACCGAAAACTTCGGTCCCGGTAGTGCAGTTAAGCCAGACCAGCAACGTCAACTCGCTGAGATGAAACGTAAGCTGGAGGGCAAGGGATGAAACGCGACAAGCTACTTGATTCCGCCAAGGACTTGGTCAATGGGCCGAGAGCCAGAGATTATGGTGATGCCTACGAGAACCATGAGCGCGTGGCTCGGCTCTGGTCTGTAATCTTAGACAAGGAGATTACGGTTCCTCAAGTTTATCAGTGCCTTACGGCGCTGAAACTTGCTAGACTAATTGTTACGCCGACGCACCTAGATTCGTGGCGTGATATAGCTGGGTACGCTAGCCTTGGGGGCGAGATAGATGGCAAAGGAAAGTAGTCAGATCAGCTTTCTGCACCGCATGGACTTGGACACTATCGAGAAGGACTGGGTGCCGCCGGAGGTGTTTCCTGATCTGCGGAACAGCAAGTTCATTGCCATCGACCTTGAGACTAACGATCCGAACCTGATGTCCTTGGGACCAGGGTGGGCGCGTGGTGACGGCTTCATCGTAGGTGTAGCGGTAGCGGCTGGTGACTTCGTAGGCTATTACCCTATCGCTCACGAGGGCGGGGGCAACATCCCGCAGAACAAGGTCATGAAGTGGTTAGCTGATCAGCTTGCCACGCCTGATATCCCCAAGGTCATGCACAACGCCACCTACGACGCCGGTTGGCTCCGGTGGGCAGGGGTCAAGATCCAAGGCACGATCATCGACACCATGGTAGCGGCGCCACTGCTGAACGAGAACCGGTTCAGCTACAGCCTCAATAGTCTGGCTAAAGATTATCTAGACGAGCGTAAGGATGAGAAGACACTCCGCGCTGCGGCGGCGGATCATGGCTTTGATCCCAAGGGTGAGATGTGGCGACTCAACTCACGATTCGTGGGGGCGTATGCTGAGAAGGATGCAGAGCTGACGCTCAAACTGTGGAACATGATGCATGTCGGACTCAAAGAACAGAGTCTTATGGATGTGTTCAATCTGGAGACCTCACTGTTACCCGTCCTGTTGGACATGCGCGAGAAGGGTGTGAAGGTAAACATTGATGGTGCCGAGGCGGCAAAGAAAAAGCTGATTAGTCTCAAGAAGGATCTGATTGCAGACATCAAGCATGAGACGGGCGTGAGCGTGGAACCGTGGGTAGCCAAGAGCGTGGCGTCCGTCTTTGATCATCACAATCTGTACTATGACCGAACAGAGAACAACGGACAGCCATCCTTTACCAAGGCATTCCTGCAAGCCTGTTCGCATCCAGTTGCGGCTAAGATACTTAGGCTTCGCGAACTAGATAAGGCCAGCAATACATTTATTGATAACATTCTGAAGTTTGCCCACAAGGGGCGCATCCACTGCGAGTTTCATCAGCTACGGTCTGATGATGGTGGCACTGTCACTGGGCGGTTCTCCTCAAGCAACCCCAATCTCCAACAGATTCCGGCGCGGGATCCAGAGATCAAGGCCATGATCCGTGGTCTGTTCATCCCTGACGACGACTGCAAGTGGGGCAGCTTTGACTACTCAAGCCAAGAACCAAGACTCCTCGTCCACTACTGTGCAAGCATGGGCGCCAAATACAGGAGTCCGATGATTGACAGCGTCGTGCACGAGTATCACAAGGGCGATGCCGACTTCCACCAGATGGTGGCCGACATGGCAAACATCAGCCGCAAGCAGGCCAAGACCGTGAATCTGGGCATTATGTATGGCATGGGCGTAGGCAAGCTGTCTCACACCATGGACATATCCAAGGACGAGGCCAAGGCACTGTTGGCGCAGTATCATGAGAAGGTGCCGTTTGTGAAAGGCTTGGCGGATCTGGTGTCGGCACAAGCAAGTGCTCACGGCAAGATCCGCACCATGTCAGGGCGTCTGTGCCGGTTTGACATGTGGGAGCCAAAGACATTTGGCTATAGCAAGCCTATGAAGCTCGAGCAAGCGCAGAAGGAGTACGGACCTATACTAAGACGCGCGTTCACTTACAAGGCGCTCAACAGGCTTATACAAGGCTCTGCGGCGGATCAAACCAAGGTTGCCATGGCAGAGTGCTACAAGGAGGGTCTGGTGCCGCTCCTGACCGTGCATGACGAACTGTGCTTCAACGTCGAGTCCGAGAAGCAAGCCGCAAGAATCACGGAGATCATGGAGACCAGCACACCGCTGAAGGTGCCGAGCAAGGTCGATCAGGAGTTGGGCGACAACTGGGGGGAAGTAGGATGATAAAAGACATAGCTCTACTTCTTTGGTGCATCAGCTTTTGGTGCGGCCTAGCTTTCAGCTAATGCCCTCATGCGCTTGACCAAACGCTTGGCGCGGTTGGTGACCTGGTCATACCAGCGGCTGTCTACCATCTCGTCAGCTGCACGATTCCAGTCCCGTGCATCAACACCAGCCTTCATGCCCTTGAATTTTGACAGGCGAGGGCGCCCCATGTTGAACATCATATTTGCGATGATCAACTGGCATTCCTCCGGCAGATCGTCAAAGTCTGGGTACAAGACTTTGCACTCGTCCAGCGTGGACGCAATGTCTAGGCTAAACACCTGACGCACGCGCTCCTCATCAACGGGCGTGCCAACGGCCTGACCGTGTTCTGGGTCATCCTCAACCACAAGGTGACCGATCCCAAAAGTAGGTAGGCCGAGGTGATCTAAGTAGATTTCAAACTTGCAGCCTTCATCCTCTGCAAGCTCTTCACGAAGCTGATCTTTGTTCATGGATTCATTCCAAATGTTGCTCTAGTTACTGGGTCAGGAACCAAGAGCGGAGACACTTGCCCCGCTGTTCCTGTTGCGGCAGGCGCGACCTGTGGTGCTTGTGTCATTGCCG